TTTTGTAGGCTCGTCAACAGATTTGACACGTCTACTTCCTTGCCAAAGATCGTCTCTAAATCTTCCACAATATTGATATTCTCCGACGTGCGTTATATAGTCATTTATGTAGGCATAAACTTTACCGCCTATATCTGACCATCTTTGACAAAATCCAAAATCTTCACCAAAATAACGTTTAGTTTTAGGGTCATGCAGGGTATCGAATAGATTATACATGTTAGCTTTTTTCTCTTCTTTACCATTAATAATAGTAGGTTGAAAGATTTCTAATTCAGGATACTCTTTAATCATAGTTTCTAAAACATTTCTTTTAATTAACATACATCCTGTTGGAGCATGTGAGAGCTCTATTACTCCTTTTTCACTTTGAATATTATTAGGGTCTTCGATCTTAACTGGAAAGGTAAATCCAGCTTTAGCTAAATCATCTGCTGTTTCAATAGCATCTTCTTTTTCATGCCATCTTCTCCACATTTTATCCCAACTCAACATCTTCATTGGGTAAGGACAAGATATAACATCTTTATCTAAATCTAACATTTTAAATATAGTAGACCCATTAAAGTCAATATCTGAATCTATAAATAATAAATGTGTATAGTTATCTTCATGGTTTAACATTTCAGCTACACAAAGATTTCTACCTTGAGTAACCAAAGAAGATTTAAGTAAAGTAAAACTAACTTGAATTTTTTTCTGCCAACATTCTTGTTGAAATTTTAAAACTGCTTGGCAATAGTGCATACTTACATCACTATGACAAGGAGTACACACCATTATTTTATGAGGTGAAGTACCTAAATTTATTTCAGTTACTTCTCCTTCAACTTTATTAGTTTTGATAGTTTGATAAGTATCATTATTAGGAACTATGGTTTTAGTCGAACCGTCTTTATTAAACCAAATGGGCTCATTGTTTTGGCTCGAGGCCTTATGACTTTTTTGCATTAATTGCTCCTTCTAAAAATCTAGCCCATGAGGATGCTTGTTTAGGCCATCCGTAATATAAATGAGCATAACCGGACTGGGTGGTTAAATGATTGTGAATTGATGGTTCATGTAAAGTTTTAGCAGCAGCCTCTATTCCGTAAGCAAACTTTTCAGCTAATCTTTTATAGTTTCTGTCGTAAGGTATATACATAGGAAATTCTGCACCTGTTTCAAAAAGAGCTCCATAGTTTGTAGTGATACAATACAAGCCTCCTGCCATACACTCCAATAAAGATATACAAGAAGTTTCTTCAAAAATACTTGGATACACATACATATTATAATCTTTTATATGCTCTCTAATATATTCATTTGGTTTATAACCAATGTAATTTACATTAGGTAGTTGTTCTGCTTGATCATAAAGACCTTTGTAATTATGGTCATTAGCTTCATAAAAATCTTTTCCGTATACTTCGCAAGAAGAATATACGTCTAAAGTAATTAAAGGATTTTTAACTAATTGCATTGCACCTAACAATACAGATAATCCACGCCATGGCGTGTTTTGATGTATAATTTTTATAGGTTTTCCTGATAAATATGGTTGAGCTTTTTCTATTTTTTCAATACCATTTTTAATAACAATACATTTCTCATCAGGTAATCCAAACATCATTCTAAATTTTTCATGGTTCCAATGAGAATTAAATACGTACCAATCATATAGCTTATGGTTAGCTTTGTTTTTAAACCAGGGATATAAATTAGGTTGATCGTAAGAATTTTTTTGCCAAAGTATATTTACTTTATTTGGATCAATAGGAATCTTACCTGGAACGCTAGTACAAATCTGTACTTTATCCAATAAATTTTTATCTACATACTTGGTTAAAAATTCAAGTTGTAGTTCTGTGCCGCCTTTAGGATTTGGGTTTCTTATTTTCATTTTGTTTACTCATAACTTTCTGCATTAAATCTAAACCTTTCGGGGATACCTGAACTGTAACATCTTGAACAATGTCAGGTCCTTCTACTTTTTCAGAAGAAGTTTCACCTGTTTTTGTATTTCTATAAGTTGTTATAGTCGTACAATCAATCTTTATTATGTTATCCGTTTTCATTCTCTCTGTTTATTAAAGCATAACTAACAAACCCAGTTACTTCATTTGCAGTGTCTGCTTGCATTTTTATAACATCTCCTGCTTCTAAATTCAAGGTATTAGTTAACATATTTACCGTACTCTTATTTAATTGAGCATGGCTTACTTCTGTATCAGTGCTTCCTAATTTTTTAATATATAAATCAGTATCTACGTTTGATGCATCCATGTGAGAAGCTTGAACTGTTTTAACTATTGCAATAGCTGAAATACTTATAGTTAACACCGTAGTTAAGTTAGTAGTTGTTAAGTCAAATACTTCACTTTTATATTGTATTGTCATGATAAAAAATAATTAAAAGTATCTTGTTCGTTTTTTAAATCTTCTTGAAAAGAAAAATTAAGTTGTTGCTTCATAGTTGTCATCGACTCAATAATTTGACGTTGGTTTTCTACATCATATTCTTGTTTCGGTTCGGGTATATAGTTAGTCAGCTTGGCCATTACGCCCTTCTTATTTTTTTAAGAGTTTGAGCAAGTCTAGCACGTTTACCTAACTTACCGCCTTTTTTAGCAGCAGCGTTTAATTTTTTTGCTGGAATCTTTTCTCCTTTTTTAACACCTAAAGATTTTCTTAATGATCCAGGTTTTTTAATAGCTTTTTGAATCCAATTCTTTTTTGTCATTTTATCTCCTTCCATCTGGTTGAGCATCCATTCTAAAACTACCGTAACGCCAAGTTTCACCTGCAGCATCATTTTCTATTTTTAATGATAGTAATCTTCCTCGTGCTCTTGTATCTACTTTATCAGTAGTTTTTGTTATTGTAAAGGGACCTAAAGGAGACCCAGTTTGAGTATCAGACGGATAGTCTGATATAAACAATGTTACCTTTGAATTACCTACTAAAAATTTATAGTCAGGCATAAATCTTCTCATTGACATAAATATTTCACCGTCATCAATATCGAAATCTCCTGATCTAATAAATGCTGGAATAGCCGTTGTGCCTGAACTATTAACCTGATCATTTCCTACTTCATGCGCGTAGTAAATACTGGCACCCCATTTATTAGTGAGTCCACTAATACCTGAATATACGGGAGTGTCTGTTGCATTATATTCTGTTGCATAAGGTTTATCAAACACACCTTGATCTTCGTAAGTTGAACGAGCTAACGATGAAGTAGTCCAAACATTTTCCTGGTAATTATAAGTTACACATCTGTCGATTTGTAAAGATCCAGCTTTAGGATAAAACCAATTTACTTCTGTGTACAAACTATTTGGTTGAGAATAAACAGTTTCTGCAGCACTGTAGTTAAGACCTAAATTTCCATTTTGAGTAGTGAATACAAAATCTTCTACTAAACAAGGTAAAGCTTTTACTGTTCCATCGTACATGAAAAATCCACCTTCATTTGACATCCAATAAATAGCTCCATTAACATAACTGGCTGCGTGTTGTGCAATACATCCACAGTTAGTACCCACCTGTCTTACTGAAAAAGTAAATGGTGGACCTACAAACTGAACAACATAAGCTGCTAAATCAGTTAAAACAAATACATAGTCTTTTCCTTGTAAGACTGCTGTGATTTTATTTCCTGTGTCTAGTCTAAATGTGCCGGCAGTATTTGTAGCCGTAGGTAAATAAGTATTTAAATCTTCTTGATTAGAAAATCTTACAAACATAGGATCTTGAGTGTTAGGTGTGCCAATAGTAGTTTCAGTTCCAAAATGAAATAAATGTCTGTCTCTGTCTGAAACCAGTGTAAATCTAGATGCAGTCGGATTGCTTGTGGTATTAAAATTAGTTGTAGTTGTGGAAGCTCTAATGGTTCTTGGGTTTGCTGCTCCTGCATTCCAAGTAAATGTTTTACCATTAAATATAGTTGCAACTAAAACTTCTCCGAAGTTATCAAGACTCCAATTTCCAGGAGCCAAAGTTACGTTACTCGTATCTCTTTCAGTTCCCCAAGTAGAGTTTCCCCAAAGATAAGTTCCCCATCCATAACCTTTAGTTTGAAAAGTTGGTCCGACTTCTTCGTAAGGATTAATTGTTGCTGCTCCTGCTCCTGTAGTATCTGCGGCCGCATTAGTTCTCATAACAATATTAAAACTATTAGCATCATTTACTTGAACAATTTCAAAAGATCCTATTTCAAAATCGTCTGCTACATAGCCTGAAGTTGGGGGAGGGGTTACGCTTGTAAAAGTTATATATCTACCTAAAGTTAAATTGTGACCAGTTTTATTAACGGTAACAGAAGTAGAGTTTAAATTAGTGTCAAAAGTAGCTCCGGTAATTGCCGTATCTAACGGAGTAATGTCATAAAAAGCTTCTCCATAGTACAAGAATAAACCTTGAGACGTTCCAATAGCTACATATTTTTCACCTTTTAAACTGGTAAAAGCTAATTGAGCTCTTGCTACTCCTGGTAGCGTTTCATTAGAAACTGTTAATTGCTCCCAACCTCCTATTTTTTCAGGGGCTGTGTACCTAAAACGTACAAAATCTCCATCTACCCATTGTCCAGGAAGAGCGGAAGGTACGCTTTGTTTGTTAAAACCAGCTGCAAAATCT